GTGATCAGGGAATATTACGAGGAAGAGACAGACTTCTCATCGGTCATAAAAGAACAGATCAAAGTATGGGATGATGACGGCACGATATGGACATTCAGAGATGAAGAACTGCACGAGATGAAAGAAACCGGGATTGATGTGATACCAATCGTGAAAGTTGGTAATGATGAAAAGCCGCCATTCTATGATATGGCAAAGATCAACATCACGCACATGAATAGAAACAGTGAAGTAGACAATTATACGAGAGTTGGAGGTGCAGCATTCCTCGCAGTATTTGGAGACACGGGAGGAGATGCACCAAAAACACTCGGGATCAATAAAGGCCTTAAGTTTCCAAGCACGATGGACTCCGATGTGAAATGGATCGAGATGGAGGGTACAAACTATGAAATGCTGCAGAGTCGCATCTCATATCATGAAGAACAAATGAATCGTATATCCGTTTCATTCACGACCGAACAGAAAAACAAAACAGCGACACAGGTCGAAAAAGAGAGCATGACTGGAGAGAGTAAACTCACAAACTACGCTAATGAACTAGAAGAGGGAATCAACGCAGCACTTGCTATGTTTGACGAATACAAAACAGATGGATCCTTTGGAGAGAATACAATAGAAGTAAATAAAGATTTTGACAGCTCGATTCTATCCACAGAAATGATAAAATCATACAAAGAGGATTATGCCCAGGAGATCATATCGTATGACAAATTAATCGAGATCCTCGTTGCTGGGGAATATTTCAAAGAGATGGACGAAAAAGAGAAGGAAACAGAAAAAGCTAGGATTAGAGATGGAGTTCAATAGACATGGGATATACATATGACAGAGAGCTCCAGGAGGGGACACTCTTCGAAATGTTCCAATCGAAATCGTATAGCGACACGATCAAGGCACTAAAGCTGGCGCAGCAGGAGATCACATCTAAGATATTATCAGTTAAGGGTGACACCTGGACCAAAAAACGATTAAGAGAAGTGAAGACAACTATAGAAAAAGAGATCGACACAGCATATGCCGGCACGCTCACGACACTACAGGGGGAGCTCCCAGGGATAGTTGCAATTACCGCAGAAAACATTCTACTTAAAGATTTCACCAAAGTACCAGTGGCCGTAGTTGATGTGATAACATCGAATACCTTCCAGGTGCAGGGATATACAGCCAAAGACCTTTTTAAGACAACGTCGGACAACCACGCGCGACAGTTAAGGGTTTTGATTGGATCAGGAGTTTCCCAGGGAAAAACGGCGCCGACGATAATAAATGAATTGATCGCAAAGAACTCCAAGCTAAGCAAAGCACAGCTTAAAAACGCAATTTTTACAACCATCACAGAATCTAGAGCGGTATCGCGACACGACTCATATGAAAAGCTCGAGAGAAGTGGAATCATTGAAGGATACGAATATGTCGCAGCACTTGATTCACGCACGACAGAATACTGCAGGGATCATGACGGAAAAGTATATCGCAAACCGATAGAAGAAATCCAGAAGCTTATAAATGTTCATTTTCACTGTAGATCAATATTCGTTCCAATAACAAAAACAGCGAAGAGAGAAACCAGGGCCTCGCAATTCGGACCGGTACCGGACGAATCTTATAGCAAATGGTTTGATCGACAAAACGAAAGTTTTCAGAAAAAAACACTCGGCGCTAAAAAATTCAAACTATTTAAAGCAGGAGATTACAAGATCGGTGGAGTTGTTGATGCAACACATGGAATGCTAACACTTGCAACGATAAAAGAGACACTGCAGAAGACGGCAGCAGAGCAGGAGATTATCATACAAGAAGAGAATGAGAAATAAAAAAGAAGTAGTTTTTATTTTATATATTTTTATGTTACAATATAGTAATTTATCTTTAGGAGAAAAGAAAAATGGATTTTGAAACACTACTCGCACTACTATCGGATAATAGTAACGCAACAGCATTCGTCACAACTCTAAACACGCAGGCGGAAAATGCAAATACGCTTATTACAAAAGTAAATGACCTCGAAGGTAAAAACGCAGAGATCATCGCTTCACGTAAGAATAATGACACAAAATATGCAGAGATGTTAAAACTTCTTGGAGTAGAAGAGCTAACACCAGAAGCAGTGGAAACCTTCAAAAAAATAAATAAAGGTGGAGATGAAGCATTAAAAGCTGAAATCGACAATCTCAAAGGGCTTTTAGAAAAGGCAGGAAATGAGCATACAACACTTACATCTGATTATGAAGGCAAACTACAATCAATGGCATTAAAGAATGCACTAGCAAACGCTGGGCTTGGTGCGAATGTTGCAAATGAAGCAATGTACGGGATTGTGGCTGGACTCGTTAGCGAAGGCGCAATATATGAAAATGATACCGTTGTATATAAAAAAGGAGACGTTACCATTTATGGGGACGATAACAAGCCTTTAACACTGGAAGGGAAGATCACGCAGCTTAAGGCTGATGAGAACTATACCGGACTATTCAAAACTGACATTAAACCAGGAGGAGGCACTCCACCACACCAGAGAACACCTGGAGGAGCGCCAAAAGATACAAAAGGCCTTAGCGCCACAGAAATGATGAAAGCAGGGAGAAAATAATTATGGCATTAACACTATTACAAGCAGCAGCACTGGCATCGGGTGATGTGTATAAAATGGGAGTATTGACGAAGTTTGCAGAGACTTCTGATATCTTAAGAGTATTACCGTTTGAGAGCATCAACGGAAATTCACTCAAATATTCAGTAGAGGAAACTTTACCAGGTATCGGATTTAGAGGAGTAAACGAAAGCTTCGATGAATCAACAGGTATCATCAATCCAAAAGTTGAATCACTTACTATCGCAGGTGGAGATCTTGACGTTGATAAATTCATTGTTGATACAATGGGTGCAGACCAAAGATCAGTTCAGGAAGCTATGAAGATCAAAGCTTTAGCACTTGCATGGACAAGAACATTCATCAAAGGTGATAATGAATCGGAGCCAAGAGAGTTCGATGGTCTTCAGGTTAGACTTACAGGTGATGCACTTATCGCAAATCACGCAACAGGAGCAGGGCTTTCTTTAGCAAAACTTGATGAAGCAATCGATGCAGTAGATGGCGCAACTCACATCATCATGAGTAAATCAGTCCGCAGAAGATTAACAGTAGCAGCAAGAACAGCAGCAGTCGGTGGGAACATTACTTATTCAGTGGATGAATTCGGAAGACAAGTAACAAAATACAATGATATCCCTATTCTAATCGCAGATAAAGATAACACGAATACAGAGATCCTCGGATTCACAGAAACAGGATCAACAACATCCATTTATGTTGTAGCACTTGGTGAAGGTGAAGTATCAGGACTCGAGAATGGTGGTATGGATGTCCGTGATATTGGAGAGCTTGAAACAAAGCCGGCATTTAGAACAAGAGTTGAGTGGTATTCAGGCATGGGTGTATTCGCACCAAGAACAGCAGCTAGACTTAAAAACATTACTGACGCAGCAGCGACAGCATAACAAGGATATATGATGGCAAATAAAACATTTGATTTATTAGGATTAATCGTAGAGGATGAAGCAGTTACAGCAACTGCTTCTTGTACAGGCGCCGAGATCAAAGGGCTCAACCTTGGGAGCGCTTCCTATATGGCAGTGATTAACACGTCTGATTTAGCAGGAGCATTTGATGCTGACCATAACTATGCTTTATCTTTAGAAGTATGTGACACTCTTGGTGGTACTTATGAGACTATCGGTGCGGTAGAATTCTTGGCAGCAGAACAGGCTCAAATCGGATTTACATCTGAGCAGATCGAAAGAGCTGTGGCAGGAGCTAGTTTCTTTAGAATTACAGCAACTAAAGTAGGGACAAATGCAACAGGGATCACTTACACAGCATTCATAAGCAAGGTGTAAATCATGGCAAAATTACACAAAGGAAAAAAGACCGTTGATGTACCACACGAAGTAGACATCAAAGAGTGGGAAAAAGACGGCTGGTCCAGGGTTGATCCTAAAAAGGAAAAAGCCACGGCTGAAAAAATGACACAGGAGGAATTCGATGAGGTAAAGGATAGCCTTGCATCATTGAAGGCCGACGAGCTTCGTAGAGTTGCTGAATTCACAGAAGTGGAATACACAAACATTCCAGAAACAGTGGCCGCTATAAAAGAGAAATTCGAAATCGAATAGATTTGGATTTACTGCACCCTCTCGGAGGGTGTGACTAAATCCAAAAAATAGGAAGCAAAATGGCACTAACAACACACCCAGATCCAGATTATGATGCATTTTGTAGCCTCGCAGATGCAGAAGCGCTTATAACAGCAAATGTCCCAGCAGCACAGCATACATTATGGGATGCCCTCACGGATCCAAATAAAGAAGTCCAACTCAGACAGGCAACAATTCTTATAAAAAACAAAATACAACTACCAGGAACGCTCGAGGATGATCTGCAGCTTGCCTGTGCATTCTTAGCCAATAGTTCAACCGGAATAGACATAACAGACAGCGACGGCAAAACAGGAAACGTGAAATCAAAAGAGATCGTGGACGTTGTGAAGACTGAATACTTCGGACGATCAAAAGATAACGACGAATTCCCAAACATGGTTAATTTGCTTTTGCAACAATACCAGGTGAAGTCGTCAAGCAGCTTTACATTCAAGAGAGCGTAATATGAAAAAAGTTTTAACCCTCACACATCAAGCAACAGGATCAGAAATATCTTTTTGTTATGGGGAAAAAGCATATATAAAGCATCTGAAAAAATATTATGGACAGGATATGCAGATGGAAAGTGATGCTACGACATGTGTCCTAGAACACAACTCGCTTGGTTTTTCAATTGTAATTGGTGTTAAGGAGTTTAAAAATATATATGAATTAAAGGCATTAATTGTCCATGAACTTAGCCACACAGTAAGTGAACTAATGACTCACTATGCTTTTTCATGCGATGAGTTCAGAAGTTATACTCTGCAGTGGTTATATGTTGAGATAATCCCATTCCTGGACAAGCTTTTAGGAGAAAGAGATGAGTGATGCAACAGATGCGATAGTAGATATACAAGAGGCCGTCCTTGAGTATGGATCATCTATCGTACTGAATATAATCGTCAAAGGCGCATACGATCCAGCAGAGGGAGAAGGTCCAGACATCATAACACCTCATCCTATGAAATCATTAATAAAAGATTACACAACCAAGGAACTGGAGAATGATAACATCAGGATCACGGATATCAAATTCAGGTTTTATTATGCCGGGGTCATTGGATATGATGATCAGATAATCTTTGACGGAAAAACATACAGCCTCGAAAATATCGACAAAAAGATATTGCAAGATGAAAACTTGATCTACACGATCCAGGGAC